GCTTGGTTTAGGTGCTACTATGAATGGCCTGATCAAGGTAAAACTTGGTCGACCGATGCTGAAGGTATTGTTTTTGTTACCTCCAGTTATCGGTTTAAAGAGAAACTTGTCGTTGATTAAGGTTACGATTACATACTTGGCGTACGTCCATAGACTGTACAAGGGAGGGTCGATGCGCTTCGTGATTGTCTATCTCAAAGCGTGTCACACTCTCTTGCAGCAGTTTTTGGGCGGCCAGAGACTTTCTGATACGGGACCTTTCGGGGCCCGTGTCAGTCGGACTCGCGGTGGTTTACCGCGGGTTATTCCTGTACTTCATCGTAAGCGGATCCAGAATGGTGATCTACTGATAATTCGTTATTGGTTATCGCTTTTCTGTTTATATCGTATTCTCGATATGAAAGGGAAGCTGAACCTTCGTACTATCGTTGAACCCTCGACGGCCAATCCAAAGGTGATTGCAGACTTTTCGGAGTTTGTACCCATCTTTTGGAGGGGTTTAAAAGAGTTCCTCGGTAGAACGATTGTTCCCATTGTGGAGAAGGTTGCGAAGGGGGGACCTATTCCAGCTCTATCTTTGCTAGAAGCGAAGCCTGAGCTGCTGAGTAAGTCCGCTCCAGTTGTTTCTGATGCGGCGCTGGAAGCCAAGATGGCTTCCACATCGCCTCAATCTATATTATTAACTTCCAGAGTTTGGATGGCTATCTTGCGTACCACGGAACTTGGAAAAGCTTTCAAGTTATGGTGTACGGATACCAACAATGTTTGGTTATTAAGGAATATGGATTCCTGGTCCCGGGGGGCTCTCGATCCTCGAACCCATAACATTGGGGTCGAGCGTCGCTCGGGTAAGGTGGTGGACGTTTCGGACGGGTTAATTGCGAAGATGTTCGCTTCAGCCAAGAAGAAATGGCCGGTTAAGTTACTGAATGTAGCTTATCGCCAGATATTAGGAAAACTGGGGACTAAGGTGGAACCGGCAGGGAAAGTCAGAGTCTTCGCCATGGTGGACCCGTTTACACAGTGGTTACTCCGTCCTCTTCACGAGGCGTTGTTCGCACTGTTTAGACAGATCCGCCAGGATGGTACGCACAATCAGGTTAAACCGCTGGTTGCGTTGATTAAGGAGCGCGATGTTTTGATTCGGGAGAATAGACGTCCCGGTTCCCGCCCAACTGGGTGGGTCCGACTGGGGCTGAATGTACCGAAGAAAGCGTATGCGCTCTTTTCTTTCGATCTTACCGCTGCCACGGATCGATTACCATTGGCGATTCAGGTCGCATTGCTAGGACCGGTCCTAGGACCGAGGCTAGCCAAAGCGTGGGCGTCCTTATTAGTTGCACGAGATTATTACATATATCTTAAAGATGAGTATGGCGTTGGGTCCTTACAACCTCAACGCTATGCCACCGGGCAACCGATGGGGGCACTTTCGTCTTGGGCCATGCTGGCCTTGACTCACCACTGTATAGTACAGTGGGCTTGGTATCAAGTATGTATTCG